AATAAAACCCATGACCAAACCTTCTACAGTTCGGAAGGTAATCGGTCCCGCTGCTCTGCAGGGCGGGAGTGCCGGTGGTCAAGCTACTGCAAAGACCCCAAGGGGGGCTGCACCCACACGCACTGTGAAGGGGGGGCGGACAAATGTCCGTGGTGGTAGAGGTTGTCCTCGGCCCGCCAACTCTTCTGATTCGCGAGTGGATAATGTAGCACCCCGAGGGGTGAGAGGCGCGGCTAGAGGCCGCCGTGGTGGTAAGCTCCCACGAATGTGGAAGGGGGTTGAGATTGCTTCCCTTCCCGACTGGGTACGTAGGTTTTATGGAACCCCCCAGTTTAGCCCCAAGCCGGAACTGCCGGCCCAATTGGTGGATGTGCGAGATTCACCTCCAGCAGCACCAGATGTTGCGGGTGAGATTGTTATAAATTTCCCCGCTGAGCCTGTTGAGGCTCCGTCTGTCCAAGCGGTGTTGTCTGATGCCCACGATGATGTCGTGGATGACTTGTCTAGCGAGGTTCCTTGCAAGTGCGAATCTCTACAATGGTACACCATACGTCTGTTCTGTATGGCCTCGGTGTTGTTGCTCGTATGGCACTGGAAGGAGTTGGCTTCAGTGGTTGATTACGTTGTCGGTTTGTTGACCGGTGGTGGATTTGGTCTCGTGTCATTTGTTTATGACGTGAGAACTCTCTATCACACGTACGTGACAACCGGTGTGGCCCATTTAGTCAATTGGTATCGGTTAGGTTATCGGTACGCTTTTGGCTCTCCTGTTGGTGTTCGGATGTTGACACCGCACGCTTGTTTTGAGTGTGGGGTGTATCGATTGGTAGTCTTGTTTTATGACTACCTTGCCATTGTTATTGCGTGCTTGCTGGTTTTCCGGAGCCACCTATGGTTTTATAGGTGTTTGCCGTGTGCAGTTACACACGTGGCTAATAAGCACAAGTGTAATCGGCAAATGTTAGCTCATGCCACCTACCTCATGTTCCTCACGGGGCGGAGTGTGGACCGTTTCAAGGAGTTGAAACTTAAACTCACTGCCTGGATTAAGGCAAAGAAAGAGTTAGATTGGTCCGACACCAAGGTGGTTTATGAGGTTGTGTCTGTGATGTCGGCTGTTCAGGAGATGTCCTCTTATGAGGAAACTTGGATGGTCGGCTTAACAACGCATTTGCCCTTACTGCAGAAGCTCCATGGCTTTGCCACTAGTGGTAAAATCACCAGTGGTAAGGCCTTACCAACTCGCTGACGGGGCCCCGTCATCTTACCCGCACTCTGTGCCTTTGTTGCCAATAAGGAACTAAGTCCCCTTGATGAGGGGTGCAGAATTGTGCGGATGCCTGTGGATGATGGGGTTCAACATTCTCGCCGTGTGGTGCATTTGGCTGTTCCTGCTATCCCCGGCTTGTTTGTCCCTTTTGCGCATCATGATTGTATACACAATCAGATTATTTCTGTCCATAACCGTGTGTGTGGGGTAGTCCCCCACCCTTCTGGTCATGGAATTATGTTGATGCGAATGGGGGCCAAGTTCATCAAATATGCACTACCCAAGACGGAACAGGAAGAATTGGGATTATTCTTTCAAAAATACACGGGGAATAAGTTTTTGAGGTACCAACGAGCATTGGATAACCTCCTCAAAAACGGTTTGGTAAAATCCGGCGCCGGATGTTCAATGTTTGTCAAGTGTGAGAAATTGGACCCAGTTAAAATTAATCCGGACACGCGTGCGATTCAGTTTCGAGAGGCAGAGTACTGTGTGGCGCTTGCCTCTTTTCTTAAGCCAATGGAACATCTGCTCTATAGTTTAAAATTGACCACCCCCCATATCAGAACCCGAACGCGAGTTGTGGGAAAGGGGTTAAACCAGGTGGAGCGAGCCAGTCTGTTAATAAAGAAAATGGAAGCCTTTGACAATCCTCGGGTGATATCTTTGGATTGTAAAAGGTTTGACCAACATGTCTCTTATGAGGCTTTACAGGTGGAACACTCTGTTTACTTGGCGTCAAACCCTGACCCTTGGTTTAGGCAATTGCTTTCTTGGCAGTTGCTTAATACCGTACGCTCAAGCTTGGGTATGAAGTATGTCACTCGTGGCAAACGCATGAGTGGTGATATGAACACCGCATTGGGCAATTGTGTACAAATGATTGCTATGGTTGTTGGTGTTATGGAGTGGTTGGAGGTCGACTTCGACCTCCTTGATGATGGAGATGACTGTTTGCTTTTTGTGGAGGCCACTGATCTGCCTTTGGTCCAGGCCCAATTACCGTTGTATTTCTTACTAATGGGGCATGAATTGAAGGTAGAGAGTGTGGCCAGTGAGTTGACTGAAGTCGAGTGGTGTCAAAGTAAGCCAGTATTTGATGGACAAAAGTGGAAATTTGTCCGTAACCCATTTAAGGTGATGTCATGTGCCTTGGTGGGCACTCGGTGGAATATTGGTAGTGAGAGGGTCCGTTTGGAATACTTGGCAGGTATTGCGCAATGTGAACTGGTTCTTAACTCCGGCGTTCCAGTCCTTCAGGAGTTTGCAAAGGCTTTATTGCGGAACTCCAAGGACGCGCACCCCAGGTATGATCGTAATTCCGGGGAGTGGTGGCGGTATGTGCGAGAACTGCGGTATGTAGGTCCGCAGGAAATAGCATTTGATTCCCGGATATCCTTCGCCAAAGCATTTGGAGTCTCGGTGGAGGAGCAGCTGCATTACGAACGTGTTCTTGCAGCGTGGAACTTTGAGGTGGGTCCACTCATCCCAGAGTCTGTCTCGCGTGATCCGGAAACGTGGGTAGACTGTAGGGATGAACATCTCGAGTTCCAAGAGGGATATATTTAATGCCTCGCAAAAATAACCAAACCAAGCCTGCTTCCGTCAACTCCGGACGGAAACGCAGACGTAGATCAAGGAGAAATACCCCAGGGGCGGGGAAAGCGCAGCCCTCAATGTTGTCCACTGTGATGGGAGCAGTCAAACGGCTGCTTCCAGAGATAGTGGGCTTGTTGGCGTTCCCGACGAGTGGGGCTGGTGCGATTGCCAGCCCGTCCTTAGCGCTTAATGGTAGGTACTCCAATGCCATGGCACTATCGGCGCCGTCCGCAAATGCGACCTATGTCAGTCAAACCCCTCCGAAGATCACTACATCTTCCAATGGGTCTTCTCGAATATGTCATAGGGAGTATGTTGCTGATATAAACTTCCCGGCATCTGAATCTTTTGATATTGCTGTTGCCACCCCAATTAATCCCGCCAATGCTGAGCTCTTCCCCTGGTTGTCTGCCATTGCCGTTCGTTGGGAAACATATCGATTTCGGTCGCTACGTTTCATATACGAACCGCAATGCGGCACTATGCGGGATGGTACAGTAATGATGGCCGTTGATTTTGATGTGGTGGATCCAGCCCCTCTGGATAAGCAGCAGATAATGACATACCAAGGGGCCGTTCGTACGGCCCCCTGGTTTGCTGGGGTTTACAATTGTACGCCTGCCAACTTGTCTAAGTTGAAGGAGTATTATATCAATTCATCAGCAACTGCGCCCTCTGGCACAGATCCGAAGACCTATTTTGTGGGACAAATATTTGTAGCAGTTCAGTCTGCCACTTCAGACGCATTTCAAGCTGGGGAGTTATATGTCGAGTATGACGTAGAACTCCTCACTCCTCAATCTGATAGTGTTGCTAATACTTTGTCCTACATGTCTAACTCCCACAATAATGGCACCGATTCTTATAGTGCCACTTGGGAGTTGGGTTTGCCTGACTCGGGGTCACTGGATGTGACATGGTTGCAGGGCATTCCTAATGCGCCTGTGACACTCAACAAGGATGCATCTAACGGCATCATAATCACAAATGCGGGTTCGTACTTGGTGTCAGTTTTTGTCCAAGGGTCATCGGTTACTCCTGTGGATGTGTTGCTACCATATGTGGATGTGGTGCCCACCGGGTTTGAGCCAGCTTCCATCTGGCCACACCCGGGTGCACAGTCATCTGCCTCCATGGGAGTGCCCCCTTATGCTGCTTTAGGTGATGATACCGTTTATACAGGTGCTTCTTGTATTGTGTCCAGCCTGGCGCCCCCATTCTTTGTGGGATTCCAAGCTAGCACAATTTTGGGTCCTCCAGCGATTTTACAGGGGTTTACACTCATTGTCACGTCGCTGGATCAATCAGTCATGTCTCAAGTTCTTCCGCTTAGCACGCCGGTGCTTGCGGCGGCCAATAAAACAGCAAAATTGCTTGCTCGGGCACGATCCAAAGCCCAGCAACGGGAGCGGAGGAGTCTAGCGAAGACTCCTAATATGTCAGAGCTTGTTGAAGCTATGACAACCGCGTTTCGCAAGCTGCCCATAGCAGCGAGCTGAGGTGTCTCAGCCAGACCGACCATAAAACTCATCGACAATGATGAGGGGCCATGGTCGCTCTTCAAATCTTGTATTATTCATTCAAACTCTCAAGAGGCGGC